GGCGTTGCGTTGTCCGTTGAGGGCGTCGAAGAAGTTTTGAAAAACATCAAAAAATTTGATGAAGCGTTGCGTATGCGTGTGATGCGAACCGCTGGTCGCCGCGCCGCCAAACCAATGATTCAATCCTACCGGGACGAAATCAAAAATTTGTCGGACGCACCGTTCACCGTTTATCGTGACGGCAAGGTGTATGCCCAAGTCCGCCCCGGTCAATTGCGGGATTCAATCGCGGCAATGTTTTTCAAATCAAAGAAAAAAGATATGTTGTTGACCGTAATCGGTCCACGTGTCAAAGGTGCGTTCCGAAACCCAAACAAAGGCGGTTGGTACGCGCATTTCGTCAACTACGGATATTTGTCCGATGGAAAATATCGCGGTGAAAACTTGGGATTCGCCGACCGCGCACGGATGAAAGCCGCGCCGGCCGTCAACGCTGAATTCAAAACGGCGTTTTTCCAGGAAGCGCAAAAGTATTTGAACCAATTGCGTTCGCGCGGAATGAAAGTTTGACAATGATTGGCAAAGTAATCAAATACAAATTCGACAACGACGCGACATTGAACGGCATTTTTGCCGGGCGCGTTTACCCATTCATCGCGGCACAAGGCGTGTTGACCGCGCCGTACGCCGTTTATGAAATTGTCCGTACAAATCCAAACGGGTCAAAGGACAACGATTCCGAAATCGACGAAACTTTGGTTCGGATCACAATGGTATCAACAAAATACAGCGACATTCAAACCGCTGTTGAAGGTGTCCGGGCTACCTTTCCCAGAACGTCCGGTCCCGTGGCAGGGGTCAATTATCAATCTTGTTCGTTCGACGATTTTCGTGACATTTATTCCGATAAAGACGAATTTTTCGGCGGGCAAATTGATCTAAATTTTCGGATTCCTAAATCTTGAAACAATGATTGAAGTTAAATTGATAGGCGATTGGGAGATCAAACGCGAACACACCATCAAGGCGGGTTCCGTGGTTGAAGTTACCAAAGACATCGCCGCCCAATTGGTGAAAGCCAAATTGGTTGAACCTACTAAAAAATAATAAGTCATGCCAGCATCAACAAACGTAATGAACGGAACTGATGTGATCCTTGCAATTTCAACGGACGGCGGAACAACCTATACCACGGTTGGAAAAGCCACGTCCGCTTCATTGCAAATGAACATGGAAGTCCGCGACGTAACCACCAAAGATTCCGCCGGATGGCGCGAATTGTTGGGCGGTCTGAAATCGTGGTCGTTGTCCGGTGAGGGAATGGTGACATACAATTTGACGTCCAGAGTGGGATTTGCCGACCTTTTCGGTCACATTTCCAGCCGGACGCGATTGTATTTCCGTTTCGGATCCACAACGTCCGGCGAAAAGCAATACAAGGGCTACGGATATTTGACATCTTTGTCGCAGGACGGCGGGGTTGAGGACAACAATTCGTTTTCCTTTTCAATCGAAGGCGACGGTACTTTGACCGAAGCCACGGCATCGTAAAAGCCAAACCGGGTGTGGGGCGGGTGACCAGCCCCATGCTCACAAATTTTTTTTGTATGACTGAAATCGTTGTGATTGCCGGGAAAAATTACCCCGTGAAATTTGGGTTCAACGCGTTGCGTTTGTTCGGAAATGAAACGGGAAAAACGTTGGGCGAAATCATGTCATTGAACAACAACATCGGAATCAACGACGCCATCGCGTTGATGTGGGCCGGATTGAAGGACGGCCACCGCGTGGAAAAAACATCGTTCACGATGACGATGGATGACGTTTCCGATTTGCTCGACGCCGACCAATCCGCGTTGACAAAGGTGATGGACGTGTTCGCGCGTTCGTTCAAATCCGAAACACCCGACGAAGCGGGAAAGTAGGTCGCCCAACCGACGGCGACCCGTTGACGTGGGATAAAATCGAAGCCATCGCGTTGGGCGAAATGGCGATGCCATTGTCCGAATTTTACGACATGACACCGCGGGAATTTGCGAACAAATCGTCCGGTCATTTTGAACGAATTGAACGCGATTTCAAAACGTCGTGGGAACAATCGCGTTGGTTGGCGGCCATTGTGATCAATCCGCATTTGAAACGTCCGGTGAAGGCGACTGATTTGGCCGTTTTCCCGTGGGAAAAAACAACGAAAAAAACGAAACAAAAACGGATTCCCACCCGGTTTGAATTGATTAAATTGGCCGAAGATTTGGGCATTTTAACGCCCGAAAAAAACGATTGATAAATGGCGGGTTTAGGTTCAATCAATTTCAGAATCGGCGCCGATTTAGCTGAATTCCGGTCGGCAATGCAAAACGTGGATCGCACGTTGGGCGGTTTGTCGTCCAAATTCAACGCGGTTGGTGGAATGATTGCGGGCGCATTTGCCGTCAACGGAATTCAACAATTGGTGACGGAAACGTCACGTTTGGCCGGCCAGGCCGACGGTGTTCGTGTTGCGTTCCAACGCATGGCCCCCGCCGGGATGTTGGACGAATTACGCAAGGCAACACGCGGAACGGTTTCCGATTTGGAATTGATGCAAAACGCCGTGAAGGCGGGCAACTTTGGAATCCCATTGAAGGAGATGGGAACGTTGTTGGAATTCGCATCACGTCGAGCGCAGGAAACGGGGGATTCCGTTGACTACCTTGTTCAATCAATCGTGACCGGTATTGGACGGAAATCGCCCATGATTTTGGACAACTTGGGAATTTCGACGTCCCGGTTGAAAGCCGAATTTAATGGCGCGGCCATTGAAGCCCAATCAATCGCCGATGTGACGGCCGCCGTTTCAAAGATCGCCAAAGAGGAAATGTCAAAGGCGGGAACGGCGACAATCACCGCCGCCGACGCCGCCGCGCAAGTGACGGCGCAAATGAACAATTTACAGGTCGCCATTGGTGACCGGTTGAATCAATCAATGGGGCCGTTTTTGTCTTCGTTGGGTTCAACGGTTGGGTTTTTCACCGATTTGGTGGCCATCCCTTTGTCCGACAAATACGAAGACGAAGCCGCGGCCGTTGCCGGTTTGACGGTTGAATTGACGTCGGCCGATACGGCGATGGAACGCCGCCGCGACATTTTGAATTATTTGAATTCGAAATATCCCGGTTACCTTGAAAACATCGACCTTGAAAAAACGTCGATGACGGATTTGGCCGCGGCCACCGCAAAGCTGAACGGCGAATTGATCAACCGAATCGTCATACAACGCCAACAGGAAAAGATTGACAAAGCGAACGAAAAGGTCGCTACCAAAGCGGAATCGTTGGCACAAAGCCGCATCAAATTGGCGGCCGCCGTTGCCAAATTGGAAGGCGATTTGAACATCAAAAAAACGGAAGGATTGACGTTGGAAGACCGCGCACAAAATGCGATGGCGATTTCAATTGACAATGCGAAAAAATACCGCAAAGCGACATCGGGTATGTTCGCCCAACACAATGACGTCCGCGCATATTACAACGCGGTTGTCGCCGGTGAACGGAATTTGCAATTCGAGCAAGACAAAGTAAACAACGCCATTGCGGACCGAAACGCCGTGATGAAAGAATTGGGCATCACCGAAGAAAAAGCCCAGCAAATCGCGTCAATTGGGGCCGCATCAACACGCGAACAAACAAAAGAAACCCAAGTATCAACCGAAGCAAAACGAAAAGACATCGACGAATTGGGTCGTTCGGCCGATTCGATGCACGATTTGAAATTGGCCGTTTCGGATTTGTTTGATACCATCGCAAAGGAAGGGACTTTGGACGAAGGTTTGGAAATCAAAAACCTTGTCAGTTCGTTGAAAGATGGCGAAAAAGCCGCCAAAAAAATGAACGCCGAAATGATTTCGGCCATTGGAACATACGACCTGGAACCATTGACCGCCGAACAAGCCGCGTTAAATGAAGGCGTCGAAAACACCGTTGAATTGTTGGATGGCAAATTGTCGCCCGCGTTCAATTTTGTTGCGAACAATATGGAAACCGTGAACCATTTGATTGGTCAATTTGGTTCAATGTTCGCGACCGCCTTTGAATCGGCGTTTGATTCAATGAAAAGCAAAACGGAAATCATTGATTATTTGAACGCCAATTATGGCGAATATCTGGAAAATGTGAATTTGGAAAAAATGTCCATTTCCGAATTGTCAAAAGCGACCGAAAAATTGAATGACGAAACGTTGCGCGGAATGTTGTTGGACGCTGAACGTCAAAAGTTTTTCCCGGCATTGATGAAAATGTTGGGCGACATGATCAAAAAATTGATCGCCGCCGCATTGGCCGCCGCCGCATTGGCCGCCGCCATCACCATCGCGTTCGGTGGCAATTTTGCCAACATCGGAAAATTGTTCGGCGGCGCGGATTCATTCGGAAAATTGTTCGGAAGTATGTTCGGCGGAATGTCGGGAATTCCAGGTTTGGCCGAAGGCGGAATCGTCACCGGCCCGACGTTGGCGATGGTCGGCGAAGGTCGCGGACCCGAAGCGGTGATACCTTTGGATCGTTTACACGAATTCGCCGGGGGTGGCGTCCAAGTTTACGGACGAATCCAAGGTTCTGATATTTTACTTTCATCTGAACGCGCTGATCGCGTTCGTTCACGTTACCGCGGTTTTTAAGATATGGCAATACGTTTCACATCCGAATTCCGGTCGGAAACCGGCATTGATTACAAAATCGAAATTGACGATTCGTTGTTCGTCGGATCGCCAAGCACGTTCAAAGTGGCGGCCGAAGGATTCGTTTTGGAATATGCGGGGGAAACCGACGACATCGTTTCGCCGATTATGTCGTCGAACGTTTCGATTCCGTTCATGGTTGAAACGGTATTGCAGGAAACGTTTTTTGAGCAATTGGTTTCCGTCCAGGAATCCCGTTTCCGTTTGAAAATTTCGCGGTTTGATTCGGGTTCGTACAAAACATATTGGACGGGCTACATCATGCAAGACATCGCCCAAATCGAAGACGTTTCGTTCCCGTACATTTACGATTTGCGGGCCGTTGACGGATTGGGTCGTTTGGCGAACATTGATTACAATATCAACAACGATATTTTTCAAAATTCGTTGGCGTTGACGCGTTTGAACAAAATTTTGTACAATTGTTTGTCCTCAATTGGAACGACCGATTTGTTCGGTTCGGGTGAAGCGTTTTTGGAAACGTGCGTGAATTGGTGGGAAAACAACATGGTGTATTCCACCACCAAAGACGCCGCCAATGAAATAGCCGTTGACCGCCGTATTTTCACAACGATTGACGACGAAGGTGTCGAAATTTATACCAAAATGATTGACGTTTTGCGTCAATTGTGCGTGACGTTCGGATCGCGGGTGTATCAATCAAACGGCCGATTCATTTTCGAGCAATACAGCGAACGGGCGGCCGCCACACGAATTGTTTCAACATACAACCGGAGCGGAAATTACATTGCCACCACGTCAAAATCTGACGACGTGGTGATCAACAAAACACCCGGCGCGGCGCGGATGGCGGGAAATCAATTTGATTTTTTGCCCGCGATCAAACGTTGCGAAATTGAATTTCAACAAAAATTCATGGGTTCGCGTGTGGGGCAAATCCTATTCAGTCACAACCGAACCGCGGCGCAGGTTTTTGGATTCATTTCAGCGGACGCGAACGCGTCTTTGCAAATCAATTGTCCATCAATTCGGTATTATGTCACCAATGCCGCGCCGCCGCCCCCGTCGGTTCCATTCAATTCAATTGTTCCTATTTTTGGATTAATGATCCGAATTGAAGACGTGAACAATCCGGGTGTATATTGGTATTATTCGCGCGCTTTCAACGGTTACAACACCCCAACACCCTACGGTCCAGCATCGTGGACGACCACGGCGTCGGACTATATGTTCGACCCTGGAAATTCTAAATTCAACCAAAATGGGGATGTTGCGATTCTTTCAACAATAAACATTCAAACGGATCAATTGCCCGTTTCGGGCGAATTGGTGTTTCAATTGAAACAACCCGTTTTGCGGCGTGTATTCAACAATAG